CTGCTTGCGCGATTAGTCATTATGGTACTGCTATGGCTTTACTTGGTACTGATCTATCAGACAGAGCAATAGGTATAGCTAAAGGATATTCTAATTGCGTTATCTGTTTAGATAAAGATGCAAGTAGAAAAGCTTTATCGTTGACTAAAAGATTAAAACAGTTTACTGAAACAACTATGAAAGTATTAAAGTATGATCCCAAAGAATATCCACAAGGAGTATTAGCATGATGGCAGATATTGTACCATTCAATGAATCACCTAAACCAGAAGATAGCGTAGCTAATATGTTACTAGAGTTATTTCTTAATCATAACTTCTGGCGTGATCATAACCATATGATATCAAAAGATTACTTTGAGAAAGAAAGTAAGAAGATATTTGATGTAGTAAATAACTCTCACTCTAAATATGAAAGAGATCTCACTGTAGCTGAAGTCGAGGCATTAATATTTGCAGAGAACCCAATGCTTACTGGTTCGCAACGTGCAGCCATACTTGATATTACAAGAAGAATGAAGGGTGAGATCAAACCAGACATAGGTTCAGATATACTTCAGTCTGCATTCAGGGAACATCTAGGACAGACTATAGCTAACTTAGGGTTGCAGTTAATGGATGGGTCAATTAAAAGTTTAGAACCTATTCAAGAACTGTTAGATAAATATGAAGGTGGTATAGAAGTTCAAGATGATATAGGTTTCATATCAAAAGAATGGGATGATATGTTTAATCCTACCAAACAAACTTATCCTTGGACTTGGAACTTATCGCAACTGCATATGCTATGTCCAGGAATTGGTGCAGGAACTTTAACTACTGTGTTTGCATTGGTTGAAACTGGTAAGTCTGCATTTGCTGTAAGTACTGCATTTTCTCCTAGAGGTTTTGCTGATCAAGGTGCAAGGGTACTCATGGTATGTAATGAAGAACCTGCTGAAAGAACTATGACAAGGGCAGGTTCTGCATACTCAGCATTAGAAGTAGATGAAGCTATGACTGATGGAGTTATGGGTAAAACTTCATGGGCAAAAGTAAAAGATAACATTGAGATGATTAACAGTGACAAGTGTGAATCAATGGAGAAGCTTAACTCAATCATAGCAAGGTCAGGGCCATTTGATATTGTGATTATAGATCAGTTAGATAAGATGCAAGTAGGTGGTACTTTTCCCAGAGATGATCTAAGGTTAAGTGAGATATACATTAAGGCTAGAACCATAGCTAAGAAACATGAGTTAGCATTGATTGCTGTATCTCAGGCTGATGCTACTGCTGATGGTAGAACATCACTAAGGTTTACTCAGATGGCTAACTCTAAGATAGGTAAGGCAGCCGAAGCTGATGTTATCATTGGGATTGGGAAAGAGAATACAGAAGGTAAGGATGATAACTTCTTGAGGTATTTACACGTATCAAAGAACAAGTTAGGAGGGTCACATGGTCGCGCTACAGTACGTATTGAACCAAAAATATCAAGATATGTTGATTGATAGTGCATTTTTTACTTGACATACCTTAAAATTCATGATATATGGGTGAGTTATCAGCTTTAGAGAACCCCTATATACTATATAATAATATATAATATAATACTATATAAGGATATATATAATGCCTAAAAGAAAAAATTCAGGAGCTAATTATACTTCAAAAGGTGAGAGAAGGAACGTAAAGAAATCAGTATTAAAAGCAGTTAGGCGTGATCGTAGTGTTATAGATCGTGTGTTAGATAAACAGGCAGCAGGATTAAAACGATGATTGATTATGCAATTGTGTTAGATCTTGAAGTAGATTTAGGTGGTGATCGTAAAGATCCCTCACCATATAACAAAGATAATAGTTTAGTTGCTATTGGTTACACGTATAGACAACTTAATGGTGAACCTATTTGGAATACAGATGGTGCTGTAAAGATTTTAAATGTAAATACAAGTAACTTTACAGAGTTCAATACTTTTAAAAGGGAACTGAAGAATGCTGCCTATGTTGTAGCACACAATGCTAAGTTTGATATTGCGTGGTTGCGTGAGATCGGTATTGAGTGTAATACTAAAATTATAGATACAATGATCAGTGAATATGTGCTTAGTAAAGGAGTTCGTAGTAAGCTTAGTCTTGATGCATTATCTCAAAAGTATGATACATTAAGAAAACAATCAACTTTAGCTGATGCCTTTTCTAAAGGTTTAAACTACAGTGATATGTCAGAGGAAAACCAAAGAAAGTATTTGTACTTTGATGTTATGGCTACTGCTGAAGTGTTTGAGAAACAAGAGAAGAAGTTTAGAAGAACAGCCAACAAATCACTGCTACCTATAAGAGATCTTATGTGTGAGTTTTGTTCTGTATTAACAGACATAGAACGATCAGGTATGGCTATTGATCTTAGTGTACTTGATCAGGTTGATGCAGACTATCAGAAAGAACAAGAAGAACTTACTAGGTATCTCCAGACAGAAACCAGGAAACTTATGGGCGATAAGGATATAAACTTATCTTCTCCTGAACAGTTATCTACTGTTGTATATTCATGTAATCTTACAGATAAGAAGCTCTGGAAAGAGGTAATGGATATAGGTGTAGATGATAAGGGGAAGCCTAAGAGAAGACCTTACATGAAGGATGAGGGTTTTAGATCAGCATTTAAATCCTGCTTCAGTGTTGCGTTTAAAACCAGAGCGATTAAGTGTGGCAGCTGTTATGGTAAAGGACACTATTATAAAGTTAAGAAGAATGGAGAGAAGTTTAAGAAACCTACTAAATGCGAACACTGTGAAGGACTAGGTGTACTTTATTTAGAAGTAGATGAGGTAGCAGGGTTACGGATCAGACCTAAGTTAGAACTAGCATCAGCAGGTGGGTTTAAGACTGATAAGATAACACTCACAGAACATCTTAGAACTACTACAGATCCTGATGTAAAAAAGTTTCTTGAGTCATTGATCAGACTATCAGCTATAGATACTTATCGTGCGTCATTTATTGAAGGTATAAAGAAGGGTATGAAATCAGATGGTTTACTTCATTCTAATTTTAATCAGTGTATTACTTCAACTGGTCGTTTAAGTAGTAGCAATCCCAATCTACAGAATATGCCTAAAGGTAGATTGTTTCCAGTACGCAAGGCATTTATAAGTAGATTTAAAGGAGGCACACTTGTCGAAATTGATTACAGTCAACTTGAGTTTAGAGTTGCAGGAATACTCGCAGCTGATGAAACAGTTAAACGCGAAGTCGAATCTGGCTTTGACGTTCACGCCTACACTGCCAAAGTCCTTACCGACAATGGAGAAGTTACTGACAGAGGAGCAGCAAAAGCTTCCACCTTCCGTCCATTGTATGGTGGAACTCAAGGAACTCCTGCTCAACAAATTTACTTCAAAGAGTTCTTTGGAAAGTATCAAGGCATCTTTAAGTGGCATGACAAGCTCCAGAACGAAGCCATCTCAACCAAAGTAGTGACAACTGCTACAGGTAGACAGTTTAGTTTCCCTGACTGTGAGAGAAACAGATCAGGTAATGCTAACTTCAAAACACAGATAGTAAACTATCCTGTTCAGTCTGTAGCTACAGCAGAGATTGTACCATTAGGTGTGATATTATTATTTAACAAACTGAAAGAGAAAGGATTACAAAGTGTAGTAATCAATACAGTACATGATAGCGTCTTGATTGATACTCATCCAGATGAGATAGATATAGTTAAGGAGATAGGCCCACAGTGTTTGTTAGATGCACAAGAGGAAGCAAAGAAACGCTTTGGTTTACCTGACTACATACCTTTAGAAGTAGAGATGTCTCGTGGAAATAATTGGATGGATCAACAAGATTTTAATTGACAAAATAATAAAAGTATGCTATAAGCATCATTCATTTAATGAAAGGGGATTCGTATGAATCAATTAATGAATATAGACGGTAATTCTACTGATCTATCGGCCTTGTATTCTACCATGAACTCAGGGCCAATACTAGCTAGGGCCAGGATTAATAAGGATAGCACTACAGATATAGATGGAGATATGGTAGAGGGAATACCTGCACCATCTATAGGACTATCTCATCCTGATCTTGGAGAAGTATTTGCTAAAGATACTTACTTCAGAATATTTCTAGACACAATGCAGACTTCTGTATTTGATTCCGATATTCAGAAGTTTTCTAATATGTCTCAGCATTTCAAGCAGTTCTCTGACACTGCATTAGATTGGGATGGTGGTGATAAGTGTGGATGGATACCTTCTAAGCAACGTGAGAAGTTACGTGCAGTTGATCCAGTAGCATACGCTACAGCATCTAAGGCTAAGTTATATAGAAATATCTTTGGTCTAATACGTATGGATAAACCTACGGCTGCATCAGGTGATAAGGTAGAGATAAAGGATGTTCCTTTTCGTATGAAGCTAGGACCATCTAACTTTATGGAGATCAGTAAAGTTATGACTAGCATGATTAGGCAACAGTCTATGCCTCTTAACTTTGATATGAAGGTTGGTTATGAGTTAAAGAAAACAGGATCAAACAAATACTTTGTCCTGAAGTATACCCCTTTACTTGGAGAACATCATCCCCTAACTGATGAGACTAGGGGGTACATTACTAACTTCATTGATCTTGTTAAGGTAGAGAATGATCAGGTAGCAGAGAAGATGCGAGAGAACATGGTTCCTGCTGGAATTAAAACTGATCTTGATGACTTACTCAATGACGAGATCCCACTATAAGATGGATCTTCAAACAAAGATTGATACTTACCTTGCTGGTGATCCTAAAATTCCAGATGACATAGTGTTTCGTGCTAGTCAGATGTTTAATAGTAAGTTAGGTAAGTTTAATTTTAAGAGAAAGGGGGGAGCTAAACTTCCCTCTATGTCTCAGGTAGGCAAACCATTCTGCCAGTTACACGCAGAGAAACTAGGTTGGCCCAAAGCTCCTGAGTCAAACTCTTTTCGTATTAAAATGTTATACGGAGATATGACTGAAGTAATTGCTGTAGCTATCCTGTTAGCAGCAGGTGTAGAAATAGTAGATTTAAATAAACGAGTAGGTTACAAAACTCCTGATGGAGATTACATTAATGGAGAACTTGATTTAATCATTAAAGATGGTAATGGTTATTCTCTATGGGATATAAAAAGTGCATCAAGATTTGCTTTTGAAAAGAAGTTTGCTTCTTATGAAGCACTGAAAGAAAATGATGACTTTGGATATTGCGCTCAGTTGTTTGGTTATACTAAGGCTGAGAGAGAAGAGACTCCAGAAATAAAAGCAGGTGGTTGGATAGCTGTTAGTAAAGAATCAGGTGAAATGAAAATAGTTCAAGCTAATCCTGATGATGAAGAGAGCTATACTAATAAGATAGAAGATACTATTAATCGTTATAAGGAAGCAACAGAGGATAACTTTGTACGTGGATTTACTGATGAAGAGGAGTTCTTTTATCGTAAACCAACAGGTAATAGAAAACTAAGTATGACTTGTTCTTATTGTAGTTTTAGATATACTTGTTGGCCTGATCTAAAATATGAACGCAACCCTAAATCAAAGTCAGCAAATGCCTACCACCACTACACGGTCTTCAAGTAGAATAAGTGTAGCGTCTGCTAAAGCTAAAGGACGCAAGCTTCA